TCAGACAATGCTTGGGACCAAGACGCAGATTCAGCAGACAAAGGATTCGGTGTTATAGGTGTATTCACATCATCTCTTACAGGTGGTAAAAACTACGGTGGAAAAACAGATTATGTTACAACTGGAGCGTTAGATCCAGGTGTTGATGACATTCTCGGTGGTTTAGAAATATTCTCAAACACTGAAGAAGTCGAAGTTGACTTCATTATGATGGGTGCTGCTCATCATACAAAAGAACTGTCACAGGCAGTAGCAGAGAAATGTATTCAAGTTGCAGAGGCAAGAAAAGATGCAGTCGCATTTGTTTCACCCTTTAGACAAGCATTCTTGAATGATACATCAGTTGGAACAGTCACTGTTAATAACATTGACACAATGACTAATAAAGTTGTTGAATTCTTTGCTCCAATCACATCTACAACATATGGTGTATTCGATAGTGGATACAAATATATGTTCGATAGATTTAACAATACATTCAGATATGTACCACTAAATGGTGACATCGCTGGATGTTGTGCAAGAACTGATATCGAACAGTTCCCTTGGTTCTCACCAGCGGGTACTGCAAGAGGTACAATTCTTAACTCAGTCAAACTTGCTTATAATCCTGGCAAAAAACAGAGAGATATTCTATATTCAAATAGAGTCAATCCTGTTATTCTTTCACCAGGTGCTGGAATTATACTCTTCGGAGATAAGACAGGATTTGGTAAGAGATCTGCATTTGACAGAATAAACGTTCGTAGATTGTTCATTTTCTTAGAAGATGCTATATCAGCAGCGGCTAAGGATCAACTCTTTGAGTTCAACGATGAACTAACTAGAACAAACTTCGTAAATATCATTGAACCATTCCTAAGAGAGGTTCAATCCAACAGAGGTATATTTGACTTTGTTGTGATTTGCGATGAAACAAATAATACAGGAGCAGTCATTGACCGCAATGAATTTGTTGCTGATATCTTTATTAAACCAGCAAGATCAATTAACTTTATTGGTCTTACCTTCGTTGCCACCAGAACTGGTGTTGACTTTGAAGAAGTAATTGGTTCCGTTTAATTAACAGAGGTTTAAACAACTATGGCTAGAAATCAGGTAAATCCACCACCACTAAGGACGATTTCCGACTTTAAGAGTAAGTTGACAGGTGGCGGTGCTCGTGCTAATCTGTTTGAAGTAGTCCTCACTTTCCCTGATGCTGCTGCACCAGCACAGGAAGTTCTTGACAAATCAAGGTTCTTGGTTAAAGGAGCGAGATTACCAGCATCAAACATTGCACAAATCGAAGTACCATTTAGAGGAAGGGTTCTTAAAATTGCAGGTGATAGAACTTTCGATTCTTGGACAGTAACAGTTATCAACGATACAGACTTTGCAATAAGGTCTGCATTCGAGAACTGGATGAATACAATTAACAAGTTAAATGATAACACTGGATTAGTTAATCCTGCTGACTATCAAGCAGACGCATTTGTATTCCAACTTGATCGTGATGGTCAAAGTCTTAGAAAATATCGTTTCTATGATACTTTCCCAACTCAGGTCGGTCCTATTGAATTATCTTATGATGCTCAAGGAATTCAGGAATTCACTGTTGAACTTCAGGTTCAGTATATTGAAATTCTGAAAGGAGATAGTCCTGTTGCACAGGGTGAAAACATCAGCTAAATAGAACATAATACAAAGTTCATAATATAATGGCAAAACTTTTTGGTTTTTCAATTGAGGAAACACAAGATAATTCCGCTAGTATTATCAGCCCTGTCCCCAAAAATAATGAGGACGGGGTTGATAACTATATTGCTAGTGGTTTTTATGGTCAATACGTAGATATTGAAGGTGCATATCGTTCTGAACACGAATTAATTAAAAGATATCGAGAGATGGCATTACATCCAGAAGCGGATGGTGCTATCGAAGATGTTGTTAATGAAGCAATAGTTAGTGATCTATATGACTCTCCTGTTGAAGTCGAATTATCAAACTTAAATGCCAGTGAAGGTATAAAGAAAAAAATTAGAGAAGAGTTCAGATATCTAAAAGAAATCATGGACTTTGATAAGAAGTCTCATGAGATTTTTAGAAATTGGTATGTAGACGGAAGATTATATTACATGAAGGTCATTGATGTTAAAAGACCTCAAGATGGAATACAAGAATTAAGATATATTGACCCGATGAAGATGAAGTTCGTCAGGCAAGAGAAAAAGAATGGAAGCACAAAACCCGGAAATGGTTTAGTTGATTATAGTAATCTAAAGGATGTGAACAAATCTGCTTACCCAGATATCGAAGAATACTATGTTTATACACCAAAACCTAACTATCCAATAGGTGTAATGTCACCTGTTGCATCAGGTCGTGAAAAAAACATCAAGATTGCAAAAGACTCAATCACATATGTAACATCAGGTTTATTTGATCGTAATAAAGGAACTTGTTTGTCATATATGCATAAGGCAATCAAAGCACTTAATCAATTAAGAATGATTGAAGATAGTCTTGTAATTTATAGATTATCAAGAGCACCAGAAAGAAGAATATTCTATATTGATGTTGGTAATCTTCCAAAAGTAAAGGCAGAACAATATCTAAAAGAAGTGATGTCTCGTTATCGTAATAAGTTAAGTTATAATGCACAAACTGGTGAAGTTCGTGATGACAGAAAATTCATGTCAATGATGGAAGATTTCTGGTTGCCAAGAAGAGAAGGTGGTCGTGGAACTGAAATATCAACACTTCCCGGTGGCCAAAATCTTGGTGAATTATCGGATATTGAATATTTTCAGAAAAAATTATATCGTGCACTTGGAGTTCCAGAATCAAGAATCGCATCTGAAGGTGGATTTAACTTAGGAAGATCATCTGAAATTTTAAGAGATGAACTTAAGTTTAGTAAGTTTGTTGGAAGATTAAGAAAGAGATTTGGAAATATGTTCAATGACATGTTAAGAACTCAATTAATTTTAAAAAATATCGTAACTCCAGAGGATTGGGAGAAGATGAGTGATCATATTCAGTATGATTTCTTATATGATAATCAATTTGCAGAACTCAAAGAATCTGAAATGATGAATGAAAGATTAGGTCTTGCTGCAACTGTTGAACCATATCTTGGTAAGTACTATTCAACAGAATATCTTCGTAAGAAAGTTCTTCGTCAATCTGATACTGAAATTGAAGAAATTGATGAGCAAATTGCACAAGAAATTAAAGACGGAATATTACCAGATCCATCACAAGTTGACCCAATTACAGGAGAACCAATTGGAGGCACTGATTTAGGAGATACACCAGTTGAAGATGATTTAGAATCTCAAAGTGCAGTAACAGATGCAGAACTATCAAAAGATACCAAATCGGCCGAGATATAAATAAAATATATACCTATTTAAAATATGGAAAACATTATTGATATGATTGCAAAGGATTCTGAGCCTGCAAAAGTTTCAGATGAATTAAAGGATCTACTATATCAAAAAGCTGCTAAAAGGATCGAAGATCTTCGACCCTCAGTTGGTAATGCTATGTTTGATGAAACTGAAGATGAAAATGAGGTAGACACTGAACCACAAGAGGAAGAATAATGACTCAAAGAACTCTTGTAAAGGGAGCAGAGGAAGCACTTGGAACAAACGCTGGAGCAGCAAAAACATTTTCTGGTGCAACAGTTGTTCGTTTAGTTAACACAGCGACTGGTGCAGATCACTTAGTGACTCTTGCATCTGCAGTAAGTGGTAGCACTGTAGGATCCTTTACATTACTAAGAGGCACTGTAGAGTTCTTGGAGAAAAATCCAGAACAAGCTGTGTTTGCTGCCAATGCTGCTGTGAAAGGTGCAAAAGTAGGATTTACTGGTTAAACAAATGAAACTAATTACAGAAGAAGTCCAAAAAGTTAAGTTTATTTCTGAGGGCAAAGGTGCAAATAAAAAGTTGTATATTGAAGGTGTTTTCTTACAAGGAGATATCAAAAATCGCAACGGAAGATTATATCCTGTAAGCACCCTTGCAAGAGAAGTTGGAAGATATAACGAACAGTTTGTTAACAAAGGAAGAGCACTTGGAGAACTCGGACATCCAGATGGCCCTACTGTTAACTTAGATCGTGTATCCCATAAGATAACTTCACTTCGACAAGAAGGTAAAAACTTTGTTGGTAAAGCACAATTACTTTCAACACCAATGGGTAAAATAGCATCAAATCTTATTGGTGAAGGTGTCACCCTCGGAGTCTCGTCTCGTGGTGTCGGATCATTAAAAGAAGACACTGCATCTGGATGTAAAGTAGTTGGTGAAGATTTTATGTTAGCAACTGCTGCTGACATCGTTGCTGATCCATCAGCACCTGATGCTTTTGTATCAGGAATTATGGAAGGAAAGGAGTGGGTTTGGGAAGGAGGAATTCTTCGTGAACAACTTGCTTCACAAACAAAAAAGAAGATTAACACTTTAGTTGATCAAAATGTTTTAGATGAGCATAAACTTGGATTATTCCAAGATTTCTTAGCAAATCTGTAACATTATAAATAAATACAGATTATTTTAAATCTAATATTCAAATGTCCGTTGGTCAAAATTAAACGAAATGGAAAATGTAGTAACCAAAGGGGCAAAATCGGCAGATCCAATGCCAAAATTGTCCTTAACAACTCCCGGTCAAACTGGGTCTTATGAGGATTTAGGAGGCCCTACTCCTGAGAACTCAAAGCCTGATGATGATTCAAACAAATTGAAAACACCCGGAACAACCTTAAAACAGGTTAAGGATATTGTCTCTAAAGGTGCAAAACCTGCAGATCCAATGCCAGCGGGCATGAAAGAGGAGGAAGAAGTTGAAGGCGATGTTGTCGCTGAAACTGAAGTCTCTGAAGACGAAGTAGTTTCTGAAGAAGAAGCAACTGAAACTGAGGAAACTCAAGAAGTTGTTGCTGAAGAAGAAACAACTGAGGAAGAAACTGAAGAAGAAATCGTTGAAGAAGAGATTGACATCGAAGCAGATGTTAAAGCACTTCTTGAAGGCGAAGAACTTTCAGAAGAATTCCAAAATAAAGCAAAGACAATCTTTGAAGCAGCAATTAAATCAAAACTTGCTGATGTAAGAGAAAGTGTCAAAGCTGAATACGAAGAGCAACTTGTAGAAGAAGTTGCTGCTATTAAATCTGAACTTGAAGATAGAGTTGACTCATACCTTGAGTATGTGGCAGACGAGTGGATGACAGACAATCAAATTGCTGTTGAATCCGGTCTCAAGTCAGAAATGACTGATTCATTCTTAACTGGAATGAAGAGTCTTTTTGAAGAACATTATGTATCTGTACCTGAAGACAAATATGATGTCATCGAGAGCATGGTAGATAAACTTGATGAAATGGAAGGTAAACTCAATGAGCAAATCGAAAAGAATGTTGCTCTAAACAGGAGATTAGCCGAGTCCTCTGCAGATGTCGTCTTTGGTGAAGTAACCGAAGGATTGGCAGCAACACAGAAGGAAAAACTTGCAACCCTTGTAGAAAATGTTGAGTTTGAAAGTGAAGCAGACTATCGTGAGAAACTTGTTACTTTGAAGGAATCATATTTCCCAAGTAACGCTGGAGCTCAAAGAGACAATTCGGAGAATCTATCTGAAGAGACAAGCACTCCAACATATCAGGATATATCCAGTACAATGGAAAAATATCTTCAGACTCTAAACCGAGTGTCCAAAAAATGATTTTTATATCATAAATTCAAACAAAACGAGGTAAACTTTAAATGCAAGCCCCTATTAATCAGGAAGCTCTTGTAGAAAAGTGGGCCCCACTTCTAGACTATGACGGTCTTGATCCAATCAAAGACAATCATCGAAGAATGGTGACTGCAGTTCTCTTAGAGAACCAAGAGCAAACACAACGCGAAGAGCGTGAATTCTTATCTGAGCAACCTACAGTAACAACCGGTTCATCTGGTGCAACTGCTGGTTTCTCTGCTGGTGCTACAGCTGGTGGCCCAGTCGCTGGTTTCGACCCAGTACTTATAAGTCTTATTCGTCGTTCTATGCCAAACTTGGTCGCATATGACCTAGCTGGTGTACAACCAATGAGCGGCCCAACAGGACTTATTTTCGCAATGAGATCCAGATTCACTTCACAGAGTGGAGCTGAGGCACTATTCAACGAGCCAGACACAGCATTTTCTGCACAGCATCCAGATGGAGGAAACGACATCTCTGCTGGTTACACACAGAATGAAGGTGCTAACACAGGTGGAGCAGTTGGTTTCGGTACTACAGGTGGTACTCAGGCAGCAAACCCTGCAGCACTAAACCCATCTTCTGGAACTCCAGCATCTGATGCAGGAACATACCCAGTTGGTCGTGGTATGGACACAGAAGACTCTGAAGCACTTGGTACAACTGGTAACGAATTCAATGAGATGGCATTCTCAATTGAGAAAGTTACAGTTACTGCTAAGACAAGAGCACTAAAGGCAGAGTACAGTTTAGAACTTGCTCAAGACCTTAAGGCAATCCACGG